CCCCAAAGACTATCCAACATTTTTTTAATTAAACATGAAAACTATTCAAAAACTTCCTAAACTTGCTGTCTTCAGAAGTGAACGTGAACACAAGTATTATTGTGAAAAATCTAATAAATGGTTGAAGTATTCAACTACTCAGGTTTGTAGTGATTTAGATGAAGAAGCAAAACAAAACATTGAAAGATTAAGACATATTTGGCAACCAAGAGGAGAAACTGTTCATTACTGCTTAGAACAGAAGATGTTAGGTAGTGATGATATCGATATGGGAGATTATGAAGAATGGGCTATCCCATTATTTGAACTTGAACTGTTCACACATTTTGAACCTATGGGTGTTGAATATATGATGTCAAACCCTATCAAGGATGTTGGAGGTCAACTTGACCTTATTGGGTATGACACTAAAGCCAAGAAGATCAGATTGATTGACCTCAAGACTAAGGGAGATACTAAGTATGACTTTAAGAAAAGAACTGGTTGGAGGGAACCATATAGGACAGATAAACAATTAGGTTGCTATATCGAAATGCTTAGAATGAATTGTGATATCGAACCTGATATCTGTAATACTATCTGGGCATACAAAGGCAAGTGTATGTTGAACGAAGATCAGCCTGTGCAGCGATGCAAAGATGCATGGCAGGAGGCATGGGAAAAGTTTGAAGCTAAACAGGTGGTGTTTTGATATGAATTTACTTTCAAGCACTACAGGATCTAATAATAAATTTATAGTTACTTCTGATGGAAAACTAGCTATCAATGGAGTTAGTTTTGGAGAAAAACCAAAGCCTTATGAAAGGTTGTTTGGTATGACGGAAAAAGAAATATATAAAAAATTTGGTTTAACTTTTAAAGAAACAGGTTTGTATCAAGATGGAGAGCCTACATATGCGATTGAAAGTGATTCAGAAGCTGAATTATATTTAATTAAAAAAGGTTTTCTTAAATATGTAAAGGGTAAATCTAAATGGCATGATCAAGCTATGGATGAAGGTTGGAAGAATGGTTGGACTCCTAATCCTAATAGTGTTGTAGAAAAGAAAAAACAATTAGGTCATGTATATTTCTTTAAAAGTGCTAATAGTCATAAAGTAGGCTGCTCTTGTGAAAACAATATAAAAAACAGAGTAAGACAACAATTACCTGATGAAGTGCTTGCAGTAAGTCCTGCAAGAGATGATTACAAAAAATTAGAAAAGAAGATACATAAAATGTTTGCAAAAAATAGAGTAGCAAGATATGAGATATTTAATGATTTGACAGAAGATGAAGTGCAAAAGATAAAAAAATTGCTAGGAAATACAATAGCCGTAG